ATCGATTAAAGACTCAAGTTGTAATGTATAAGAATTTAAAAATAAACGATCTTGACGATACTAATAATTTCACTTTCAGAAAGCAAGTATTTGGATTACCAGTGAATATTATGTCTGATGAAGATATGAACAAAATGTATCAGGAAACCATAATCTCAATGAAAAATAGTGAAAACAATGAGATGAAGCCAAAAACCCCGGATGTGAACTTTGCATTACCCAAAATTGAATATGTAACTGTTCCAAATATTTATAATGAAAATCCAAGATTGATTATGCCTCAAAGACTCGATCTCCCTCTTTATAAAATGGATAAGGAAGTATATCATTGCTTCGAAAAATTCATAATCAACAAAAAAATGAGATTAGCACCAAAAGGATTGAGTAATTATAAGTATATGGATTATAATTCTATATATAACTTACTTGATGAGCATTTATTAACAGCTAAAGTTAATATTAAGCAAGGACCATTGTCTATTATAAGAATGATCAATGAACTCAAGGATAATGTGTCAAAAGAATCATATATGGATAAATTCCCTGAAGTTGCTGAAATGATGAGTCAAATAGAATTGCAATCAGCATCAGAAACTATGGATTGTCGTAATTTTGTAGGAAACTGGCCTCTGATAGGGACGTCAGACAATGTTATACGAATGATAAATCTTCTTAATTTGATGCATGTTATAAGGATCAAAAGTGTTATGGAGAGCACCACTAATTTGAAGCATGATGGTAGTTATAATAAGTTTAGCAATGTCGACGAAATATCAGTTCGTATTATTGATGGAACATATGTTGTCAATCTATTAATCGGTAAATTGAAATACAAATGGTTGATAAATCACACCTTCTTCATAATCTTAAATATCAAGAACAATAATTCTATTGAAATGACATTGAATTATTCTAGCCATTATAATTATGTTGTTACGATGATAGAAATGAAACTGAACTCTTACCTTATAACTAGTGTGGAGGAATTCTTTGACATGAAAGATTATATCAATGTAATCAATGAGCTTCCTCAAATTGTTCATAGTTATTCTGAAATATCTAGTATAATGATATCAGTTGAATCTATAAGCTTATATTTAATGGACCTTCTCTCATCAAAATTACCATCCTTTATGTGTATTGTTGATGCTATTCAATCATTAATCAATTGTGCACGTTCTGCTAATATAATTGATAACAATTTAACTACACTCTCATTATTAAACATAATAAGGAAAGGTGAAATTATGAAGACAAATGATTGGTTAAGTAGGCTCATAAATGCTATGATGTCAGTCAAGTGTGTTCACCTCGGAGACTTATCTTCAAGCCACAAATATTTATCATATTCTGAGATTCAATACAACCTCGGTTGGAAAAAATATCATGATAGAACAGCAGACCGCTTTAATACTAATAAAATAACCATGGAGCGAATAATATTAATGGCTAGAAGAGAATTCACAAGGGGATATATAAATAAGCAAAAACGAGTCCCAAACATGCTAATGAACCCGGATACTGAGAAATATGTGTTTGAATTCAGGAATACTATAAATTCAGTTGGTGTTCATGCATTTGAGAAGTATCGAAGCTTAGATAAGTGGTTGCACTTAATACCCTATGATTGTATAACCAGTAAAGCATATGATGATCCAGTAATGAACCTAAGAGATAAGGCATGCACAGTAGATAATTATGAATCAGGTAAACCATCTTCAGTAAAAGAAATCATCTACTATTTAAAGAACGATATAAACAAAGTTACCGAATTGCCATTTCTAATGAAGTCATTGAGCAATCAAACCTCTAGAAAATATCAAATTTTTCAGAATGATGATCTTGCTTGTAACAAATATATTAGAAATGAACTAAAATGCCCAAAGAAATTTGTAACAAGATTGGTTCCTAAAGAGAAAGAACAGAAGCCTGAGGGTCGTTTTTTTGGTGTCGCCTCATTTGACGTTAAATTAGGATTGAGTAAAATGATGGTTGATGTTAAGCATGCCCTCAGTTACTATAATGATCAGGTTATGACATTATCAGATATGGAAAGGAAAATTAGGTTTCATGAAGCAGCCCAAAGATTGAGAGAACCAGATGTTTATTCATTAATGATAGATATCTCTGGGCATAATCAGTCAATGACCAGCAGCAATTGTAAGGATCTATTGAAATTTGTTATGGGCTTGTTTGGAAGGACTGATTGTGATGATGTTTACAGAATTTTTTCTGATCAAGTTGTTGTACAGGAATATGAAGAATTGGGTATTAAGTATGTATCAACAGGGCAATCAGGGGGAATAGAAGGATGGATGAATCACCTATGGGGTATGCAGTCAGCTTTGATCATGAGATTGTTCGTTGAAGATAAATGCATAGACACGATTGATATATTAACATACTCTGATGATATACAATTAATATTCAAGACAAATAAAGATGATATAAGTCCTGATTATATTTTCCTTGGTGCTCAACTTGCATATCAGGAGATGGGTCAGCTCACTAAGTTAAAACAAACACAATTATCGGGAACAAGGTTAACTATGCTCAAAAATCATTATTGGAATGGAATGTTGTTACCAACTACATTCAAGAGGTTATTATCCATGAGTATATTTTCTTCAATGAATTATTATACTGACACAATAGAGTATGAATCAATTAATGCGACTATTACTTCAGCGTTGGACAATGCAAATAATATATATACTATTTTATACATTAAACATATCTATACCTTGATATTAGGTTATAAGCGATTCACAGAAAAACTATTGCAATTCAATAATGAAGATATAATATCAAAGTTGCAGGAGCCAATCCAAGATTATTTAACAGCACTAAATACACCAGCGGATATAGAGCTGAAAGATTTCAATTATGGCGGACCATTTGATATTATGATCGATGATACCAAATATCGAATAACAAATGATGGTATTGGTCTGAAATATGCAAAATTCAAGTCACGAGATACAATGGATATGTCAATATACTTAAACGAAAATGACGAAATGTATGAGATATTCAGCAGCGCCATAAGATTGCATGCCACCAAAATGACATATAAAGTGAATTACATCAACAACATGATGGTATTTTTCGCTTCAAAATCAAAGACAAATAATTATCTATTGTTCTGGATAATCTTCTTATTCACTCCAATAGCACAAGGTGGTGCAGGTATGTTATATCTCGAACAACAAGTTATATCTGGCCATAGTGATTCAAAAAGTAAATGGCTGGAGGGGACAATGAAGATACTCAATCTATTTAATCTCGATGAAAAAGATAGGAAATGGTTTATAGGCTTTACATTGAAGACTTATAATCATACTTATTACAAACCAAATTTGAATACAATAATTGCTCATAGGTTTCCACCTCATAAAACAGTAATGACATATCATGATCATTTGAAAGCTTCAATTTTGAGTAATCTGGAACCTGCACATGGTAAAATCAAGAACACCACAATCATCAATTATATGCGAAAATATAAAGACAGAGATGCTGTAACTAAAGAATTAATATCGATATTTGCAAATAGATTCTCTTACAGGATTGCAAGGAAATTTTTTGATGAGTCACATGTACAATTAATTGATACTTTTTTGAGTAAGGTTGATAATAGTTCAACAATATTGAAAATGGAATTTGATAAAACGAAAACACGCAATCTTATTATGAATATTTTTAGATCCACAAATTCTGTCCTTAACACCTTTTTTGACACAAGAGGTATATTAGGTCCAGAATTTATAAATATGGAAATGTCCCCTGAATTGATATTGGATTACTTGCGTTTAGAAGCTTATAAGTCTGAAATTACATTCTACGATATACTTGAACCAACATATGATTCAATGTTAATTATGAATAGGGTGGGCCCAGGTATAACATTAAGTATGAGTAGACAAATGATATCAGGGAGTTTCGGTTTGAAATTTTCAACACCTATGTATAATAAACATGTGAGACCAAAATATCAAACTCGATTAGAAATTGACAATTATTTCGCGAACCCAGTTGAAAATAGAATTTTGGAGCTTTCTAGGTTCACAAAATGGTTGGTTTACTCCTCGAAGAAATATTCTGAAAATAATATAGATGAATATAATAATAATGCTGTACAAGCTTGTAACTATTTATTATCATTTTATACTATGTATAGGTATGCTGAGTTATGTGTTTATGTATATACACCGCTTGGGGGTGAGATCTTTCACAGAACTGACAATCAAGGTTTTAAATCAGCTTCAGCACTTCGAATATTTCCATCAGATTCAGGCAGAACAACTATGATAACAGATAACGAATTTGTATTAAATACTGGTGGAAGCGATAGTAATGTCAATTATGATTATCTAAAATGTAAATTAACTCTTAAGCATCTTCTAAGATATAAGTATTCATCAGAAAAAGATAGGGATATCTCCATTTCTTATGATCTAAATCATATTGTTCATAGATCAACAACAGATGTAAGAAAATGTTTTGTAATGAACTGCAAATTGAGATCCTATAGAACTTCAATAAAGTCCGTTATTGATTTGAAAGGATTAGGTCAAAAGATATCAATAATAACTGATTTATTGAAGGATGGTGAGGTGAGACCAGAAGATATAGATCTCAAAATGACAAAAGCCCTTGATAAAATACCAAATCAAGATCCTTTTGATGCCAAATTATTCTCAAATGCATCATTGTTAAAAGAAGTATTCAATTCACCTAATTGGGGAGATATAAATGATATACCAGAGGAACATATGATACAAATTTTGTGCGAATTTGACGAGGTACAATTTGCAAAAAGATATGGTGCATATGATACAAATACACTTAGAAAATTGATAGACCAACGATTATCCAGAAAGGTTACAAATAACTTCATCTATATGGGGAGTATTGAAAATGCCATTAGAGAAAATATTGTCTTAGCAAATTCAGACATGAGTACAACTATTGTTAACTATTTTTCGGAACTGAGATTTATGAGATCATTCAGGACACGATCAAGGATGATTGGCGAATTTTTGTACCTCCTTATATTGAATGATTATTTCATATTTGATGCTATAAAATTAAATGATGAAGGAGATTATAAGATAATGATGAACAGATCAATGATCTACTCTATATTGAAAGATAAATTGCATGAATCAGCAAAATATGAAGTTAATGCTGTGACCGAAAATTTTAGTATTCAGGGGTGGGATGGCATAGAATATGTGTCAAGAGATCCAAATTTGAGGAGAATATTTGCGTATCTACGCCCAAGTTTGATGTTTATTGAATTGCAAAGAACTGTTGATCGGGTTCATGGATTGTATCATGGTTCAATATACAAAGGTATAAAAGTTGATGTAAATGTAATAAAGTCAGATTATACACTTGTCTTAACAAAAGAGAAGACATTAACTCAACTTATTAAATATGATAAAATGCAACTGAAGCATTCAGTATTCGAACATTTATCCGAAATACACAAAGCTATTAAATGGTATGAAATGTTGGTAATGAATCATGCTTCAATGAATTCATTTGATTCATCAACAGGTTCACAATCATATGTTGCTCAGAAAAGTATATTTGTGCAATTACAAGCTGAGGGCTTTATAACCAATGATACAAGTATAGCTGATTTGTGCGCTGGTAGGGGTGATGGACATCATGCTCTAAGAGATTTGAACATTGATCACATATCAGTTACAAGAGGTGATTCATATGATATTTATAATTGCGAACCAGGCATAGTATTGGATAGTAAATTGAACATTTTCGAATTAAAGACAATGAGTAATTACTTATCTTATGACATAATACATTTGGATATAACTTTCACCAAGTCAGATGAGATTGAGAATCTAATACCAATTATATTGAATTTAGTGAATATAGGTAAGAAAGTAATTGTTCGAGCTAATTGGCTAAATGGTCCGATAGCAAATGGAACAATATTGGAATTATCGAATATAAACGTTGATTTTTATGTTCCTATTGCTGATCATTATACAGCATATCAATTTTACATGACATTTTACCAGAAAGAAATTGACAGATATGAAGTCACCGATGCCGCACAAATAGCTATGCAGATAAGAAACAATGCATTAAGAATGAAATCTTATGATCCCTTTGATGTAATCACCGAGAAAAAAGTTGATACTGCATCAAATTATATGTTAACAAATGATATAATAGAGCGGATGGCAATAAAGCACAACACTGCTAATTTTCATAACATCAAGACGAATTTGAAACTTTATTCAACACTCGAGGTATATAGAGCTTTAATAGTTATGCAAAGTGAGATATTTTATAGAACAGATAAACGAATACCTTGCATTGTTCTGAATACCAAGTTAAAAGACAGAATAATAAATAGCAAAATGAAGAAAGAATTGGCTGCTCAGGATATCTTAGTTAATTCACTCAGCATTACAAATAAGAATTGGTATTTAAGCTTTGCAGATATTGATGATCCAGACATTGTAGACTGTATATTGGAAGAAGCTGCACTCATCAAGTTAGATATTAGATATCGATGCATATTATCTGATTTAAAGATGATAATGATAGACTTAAAGGATCGAGGACCGATTAATTTCAAATCTGAAGATGAAATGAATAGGATAATAAATGAATACGAGAATGTTACCGTAAGGAAAATTGAATCGTTAGACAGAGTGGATATAATTGATAAAACATTAGTCAGAGATCTTATGTTTAGAATGTGTATAGATGGTTACAATATACATTATATTTATAGAAGATTACGCAAATTGTTAAGGCATTCTAAAATGGATCTCTTCGATTTTAGGTCAACCATGAATAGATTCCTATATCATAAGGATAAAACAATAGTCCAAACAGGTTACACATGGTCCAGTGAGGAGTTTGAACAATACATCTCAGAATATGAAAATACAATATTTAATACAGTTAAGAAGCCAGACAAGGATGAACAAGAACAAGAATTGATAAAAACGCAAAATATAGCAGAATATGATGAAGATATGGTATTAAATGAAGACAAAATATTAAATAACTTCCTGGGAATAATATCAGCATTTATGCCATTTAAGAACACAAAAAAGTCTGGATTCATCAAATATGATCATAAAACAATTGAAAAGACAAAACAATTTTTACCAAGTGTTGTAAATGTTAAAGATAATGTGATGGAGAAACTTGAAAAATATGATGATGGAGCTGCTGAAATATTGAAGAAAATGACTATAGAAGAATTTTATGATGATCTAGGTGATGAACATGATATGGATGATGATTTTATATCTGGATCGGATAACGAGGACTTCGAGTAAATTGTTAGATGAATAAATAAATGATAGGATTGGACCTGTGCACGTGAATTGGCGTATAGACAACACATCTCACTCGTATAAGTGCAACACCATAAGCTTGGTGCTGACATGCTGGTGAGAAC